GCCATCGATGCGCCGGCTGACGCGCCACTCCATCCGGCTCACGTTGGAGCTGATCAGTCGGATGCAGGCATAGACCGTCGGCGACTCACGCGCTTGTTCCGGCGTGATCGATCGACCAGTGTCGGCGTAGTTGCTGATGTAGGCCTGCGCGCCGCCAGGGGGCATACCAATCGGGGTGCGGTCTACAACTGCACGCTCCTCGAGTACAGGAGCGGGCCGACGCAGGAAGGGGAGCCAGTCGGTTAGAGCCACAGGATTCCTCTCTCGGTGTATGGCGTGGAGGTTACCGTCGGCGCGGCATCGATTGCCACCGCTAGGGCCACGATCCCGGCCACAACCGGGTCGATCTTCTCCGTAGAGCGTCGCTTGCTGGGCCGTGGATTGGAGTTCGCGTCGAGCTCCACGACGCAGTTCGACATCGCCCAGGTCAGGATGGGATTAGAGTCGTGGCGGAGCTTGTGATTCACAACCGCAGCTTCCCATCGCTTGGTCGGCTCTGCCATGTAGTAGAACGACTGGGGCACTCGCTTCAGTTTGAGCCCATCCGCCTCGAGCTGTTGGGCCAGCCCGCTCGCGTTGTAGGGGTCGTAGCCCACCCATTGAACCTTGTGCTCACCGACGATCCGCAGGATCTCCCGCCGCATGAAGTCATAGTCCGTCGCGTCGCCTGGCGTGAGCTTGATATGACCCTGCCGAGCCCAGTCGAGATATGGCACCTTGTCCTTCCGCTGCCGGCGCGCCGCCCCTTCCTCCGGCGCATAAGCCCATGACCGAACCCAAATCTCATCCTTGTCCAGCCAGACGGCCGTCAGTGCGGTCAGGTCGCTGGTTTCGCCAAGGTCGATGCCCAGATAGCAGGGCAGTCCAGCCAATTGGGCCTCGTCGAATTGGGTGGCACAACTATCCCAGTCGGACATCCGCAGCCATCGATTCGACGCGCTGACGTGCTGGCACAGGTAGTAGGTGCGGAACGGGGTCTCCATTGAGGGTTGCTCCTGCGCCTCCTTGCACTTCTCGGCGTAGTAGCCTTCGTGAACCGTGTGCCCCAGACTCGGCGCGCACCTGCGCCATACCTCCGGGCTTGTCCAATCGTCCTCAATGCCAGCCGAGTACACCACGGGCAGGAAGTAGGGGTTGTCGATCACCCGATCCCTGATCTTGGTCGAATAGTCGTACATCTCCCATTCCAGGCTTTCCCGTAGCGTTCCGGCGGTCGTGATCGAGATAAGCATGGGCTGCCGGCGGGCACCGACGCTCGTCTCGATCGCCTCCCACAGTTCCCGGTGATTCTCCATCGCGTGAACTTCGTCGGCGATGCACGCGCTGGTGTTGAGACCGTGCGCGCTCGGAGCTTCGGAGGACATGACCTTGTAGACCCCGGCCGTTGTCGGCACGATGATCCGATGCTGATAGATCTCGGTGCGGCTCTCGAGCATGGGCTCGGCACGCACCATGCGCTTCGCCGCCTCAAGGCATCGACCCGCCTGCGCGCGGTCGGCCGCGATCGAGATCACCTCGGGCGTAGGTTCATCGTCCGCGAGCAGGTGATATAGCGCGAGAGCCGCTCCGAGTTCGGTCTTCCCGCACTTGCGCGGGACGAGGATGTGAACGCGCCGATAGCGTCTGGTGCCATCCGGGCGGATCCACCCATAGGCGTTGGCGATCACCGCCTTCTGCCACGAGAGCAGCACGAACGGCTGGCCGGCCCAGGTACTCGTGGTCAGCTTGCAGGCGCTCTCGATGAACCTGATGACGTGATTCGCCGCCTTCTCGTCGAACACGCAGTTCCCGGCGGTAGCGATCGCGTCATAGCCCGGAATGGTGTTCCAGCGAGCCGCCGGATGATCACGCGCGCTTCGTGAAGATGTCTTCTTGCTTCTTGCCACCTTGGTTCTCCTTGGCTGCTCCCACCCTAGCACGACCAACTGGGGTCAAACCGAACTCGCCCATCATCCGACGCAGTCGATCTCCATGCTCGGCGAGCACCGCGCTCCACGGGTTCCTGCGAACCGATGCCACCGATCCATCCTCGCGCGTGATGACCACGACTTCGCCCTGCTCGAGCACCTTGGATCGCGCCTCGAGGTAGCGCGACCAGGTGTCGCACATGATCGCCAGCGCGTCCCGGTCGGCTAGGGACAGCACCTTCATCGCCTCAAGTCGGGGCAACCAGTCGGCCCACGCCGCTTTGGCAACATCGTCGAGCCATGTCGGGCATATCGGCGAGCCATCCTCCCGAGGCGGTTCAGATTTAGAACGACTTGCGGCGCGCCATGAGCCGGAGAGCTTCAGGGCGGCATGAGGTTTGGGCGGTCTTGGCATCGAAAAAGCCTCTTTTCATCCTAAAAACGCGACTTCTGGCATTTCGGGGGAGTGTGCGAGGCGGCGCGCGGCTGGATATCGGCCACAAACCAGATTGATTGCGCACCCCCTACCCCCCCCCCTCTCGCGACCGCGCGCGATCGCGCGTCAACTGGAGCCGCGTCCGTATCCGCGCGCGCCAAGCTCATCCGCCATCGACCTTCAGCAAGCGATCTGCGGGCACCGTATCCAACCTGGCGGCATAGACCGCCACGAGGTTCCGCGCGGCGGCGAGTTGCTCCATCTTTGCCTCTTCGCTCGCGTGCGTTCTTGCGGCGATCCTTATCGCCAGCGCGTCAAGCCCAGTTGAAACCCAGCAGATGCGAACTTCGGGCGCTTCTGCGATGATCTGCTCGGTTTCGCGCATCAGCGTGGTGATCCACCACACGCGCGCTGGGATCCAACCTTGCAGCCAGGCATCGAAGAACGCAGCTCGCACGCGCTGCCCAACCACGCGCAGGGCGGGCAGGCCGGGCAATACGGTGGCCGCGGGCGATACGGTGGCAACGTTGCCACTCGCCTGCTGCTTATCGGGCCTCGCCCCACTTTGCCCCACCTTGCCCCACTTTGCCCCACCTTGCCCCACATTGCCGTATTCCGGCCCCAAAACGCCACTTTCGGCACCAACCGCGCTGCACGCCACCGTATTCGCCGCCCACACGTCATAGTCCCAAATAACATCGCCAGCGGGTGCGTTCTTCCGCACCCAGGTCGACTTGCCGGCCGCCGGAGGGCCGACAACAAGCCAACCGCGGGCCTTGTGGGGTCCGTATCGGTGCGCCTGATCGCTCGCCTCGAACGAGCTCTTGAGCTTGTGGCATTCCGCGCACAATGGCTGGAGGTTGTCCGGGTCGTGCATCGATCCGCCCTGCGAAATCGGCACCTTGTGGTCGATGCACACCGCCGTATTCAACTTTCCGGCGGCCAAGCATCGGCGACAGAGGGGCTCTTGGTCGCGCTTGGCTGCGCTGTGCGCCTTCCAGGCTTCTCGAGCGTGCTGGCGAACCTTGGGCGGCTTACTTGGCATCCTTGCCCTCCGTATCGCGCTGCCGCGTGACGAACCAGTCGATCAGAAGGGGGTAGTGCTTCAGCAGGCGGCAGGCGCGCTTGCGTATTGCTGCCGGCACTCGCGGGGTTTGCTTGGGATCGAGAAGTTCCACGAGGAACATCCGCGTCTGTTCAAGCGCGCGCTTCTCCTCGCAGGGCAGGCTCATGGCTCAACCTCACGGTATCCGCATCGCCAAAGCAGCGCGGCAAGCTCCCGCGCGCTGCGCGCGACATCGGTCTCTGATCGCGTCCATGTCTGGGCGTGCAACGCCTCGTGTATCACGGTCTCCAAGCGCGCCTTGCCGCGCAGAACCTGGCGCACGCGGATCTCCCGCTTGCTCGACTCCGGGGATGAGCAGTCAGCGAAGCGATCGAAGGGGATCTCGCTCGAGCGCACGAACCGTATCCGGTAGCGCACGCCGGCGAGCGTGGCCCAGAAGGAGGCGAACGCCTTCACATCGCCTCCATGAACTGGGCGGCGACGCGCCATCGGGCGCGCTTACCGTTGGCCTTGGTAGCCTCGATTCGATCTGGAGCTTCGACGCGCACCAGCGAGAGGCGCATCCAGGTCGCTCCGGTTGGCTTGGGCGGCTTGCCCGTCTCGACGTGCCAGCCTCCGTATCCGTCGTTCCACTCCTGCTTGTAGGTCGGCGTGCGGATGTGCCATTGGTCGCGCAGGCGCACATAGAACCTACCCTTCTGGGTCTCGAGCGTCTCG